GATACGGAAACAGTATAACTACATTAAAAAAATTGCCCGAGAAGGATTTTATTAAAAACAGCTCCACTTCAAATTAAACAGTGGGGCTATTTTTATACCACACGGTATGTGTTCCACCGCTTACAATAAATAACCCCCTAAGCCTTTTAAATTTCAATCTAATAAAATAACCCATAAACCAACCTTAAACACCTAAAAAGGCACTCTAAAATCAACTAGAGTGCCTTTTTATATGCTTAATTTAATTACCTCACATTAAACTCATGGTTTAAATTTCTTACGTGCTTGCTTTTGCTCCAATTCATCTTTTTGCTTATTGTAGTTTTCCTTAACCTGATTTTTAACAGCATCCCACAATCCCATATTTCTCAACTCCTATAAGATTATAATTTAAGAAATATATTCCACAATAGTTACCTTATTCCTTCCTTGTTCTTTTTTTTGACAAAATCATGTATATAGATAGGTGTATACTTATATGTAATATTTAGTAAGAGGAGGAACAAGTATGAAAAAGTTTAAGTCTATGTTCATGAAATCTCTTATTTTGTCTCTAATTATTATTTTCACTTGTACACTAAATGTTTTTGCAAACACTTCTTACACTCGTATTGCAGGTCAAACTAGATATGATACTGCATCTCAAATTGCTACTTCTGGGTGGCAACAATCTGATTATGCCATTTTATGTTATGGTGAAAATTATCCTGACGCTCTAGCCTCTGCTCCACTCGCTAAAAAATACAATGCCCCTATATTATTAACAATGCAAAATAGTTTACCTGATTCCACTAAACAAACATTAACTAGTTTAGGAGTTAAAAATGTTATCATCATTGGAGGAACAGGGGTTATTTCTTCTAATATAGATTCGCAACTACAATCTATGAGTATTAATGTTAGTAGAGTTTTTGGAAATGATAAATATGAAACTGCCGTGAAGGTTGCTCAACAAGTCACTTCTAATCCATCTTCTATCTTTGTTTGTACAGGTGATGATTTTGCAGACGCTTTATCTGTAGCTCCAATAGCTTCTATTCAACAATCTCCTATTATTTTAGTCCCTAATGATTCTATGCCTAGTTCAGTTAGTGCATATATTTCTTCTCATAATATATCGAAATCTTATATTATTGGATTTTCAGATGTTATTAGTGATTCTATTGCTAATCAATTTCCTAATTTTGAAAGAATTACTGGTAGTGATAAGTATGCTAGAAATATTACCGTAGATCAATATTTTAATAGTGTATTTAGTTCAAATGGTTGTGGGATTGCCACGGGTGAGAATTTTGCCGATGCTTTGAGCGCAACTGCTTATTGTGCTAAGATTGGTGAACCGTTGGTTTTAGCTAATTTTAATTCACCTAATGATACAAGAAATTATTTTCAACAACGTATGGGTGATCAAAGTAAGGTTTATGTATTCGGTGGTACTGCAATTTTACCTGATAGTGTAATTAGTGGTTTAAGTAGTAGCGTTAGTAATATTAATGATAGCGGGAATAGTAATAGTACAAATACTACTGATTCCTCTCAATACAATCAATCTTCCCCTTCTTCATTTACAAATCCTTATCCTTTAAATGTTCCTCAAACAATTAATGTCAAAACTTATTCGAAAAATTACACTGCACAAGTAACTATTGAACAAATTATTAGAGGCCAACAAGCATGGGATATGATTCATCAAGCAAATATGTTTAACAAGGAACCTAAAAATGGTTATGAGTATCTTTTAGCAAAGATTAAAGTTAATGAATTAGATATTAGTGATAACAAAGCACTTTCGGTATATGGAAATTTTGATTTTACTCTTGTTTCACAGGATGGGAAGACATATGATTCTTGTTCAATTGTTAATCCAAGCCCTAGTTTAGAGACAAAACTTTATAAAGGAGCAAGTGATGAAGGTTGGGCGGCATTCTTAGTTAGAACTGATGATTTAAAACCAATGTTAAGTTATGGAACTAGTTATGATGGATCAGGTGGCATATGGTTTAAAGCTTATAATGATAGTAATTCTTCTACTTCTATTTCAACATCAAATAATCAAAATAACACAACAACAACTTCATTAACTAAAATCAGTTCTCCTATAGGAAGCATATTATGTCCTTCTGGATTAGGGTTTAATAGAAATTCTGCTGATGGAATTAAAGTATATTGGATGGCAAAAAATCAAACAGGGAAAATCATTAATTACTACACTGTTAATTTTTCAATGTATAATGCCGTTGGAGATCCTGCATGTGATGAAATAAATGGGAATAGTAAAACACGCATTAAAACTGTCGGGCCAGTTCCAGTAAATAATAACTTAATTATTTATTCAATTGTATCATATAACCCTACTTGTTCAAAAATAGTTATTGATTCTATTGACTTGCAATATGCTGATGGCACTACTGAAACAATTTCTTATGGAATGTCAGGAACAGAAACCTTGACTCAATAATTCTAAAAAATTTTAAGACCTCTGATATATTCAGGGGTCTTTTTGATTGATTACCTAAAATTAAAGCACCATTTATTCAGGTGCTTTTTCTTTATATTTTACCCGAAAGTGAGGATATTTTTGTGTTTTAGAATTCTCTCCGCTTTCAAAGACATATTCGTATTCTAATAACTCATTTGCTCGGTCTATCAATTTTTGGAATTGAACAGGGTTGAGTTTGTGTAATGGAAGCCTCATTAAATCACAGTATTTGTTAAATATCTCGATATCACTATTTAACCAAAGCTCGATAAATGTAGAGTGATGCTTTTCAACATCCTCAAAAGTATCATCTTCTTCACAATCCTCGTATTCAGGAGGAAAATTCGTTCTATCATCTTCCATATACCAAAATATTTTATTTAGCATTTGAAGTTCTTCTTCTTGTCTATCTTCATAATTCTTTTGATAATCAGGTTCCTCGTTATGTTTTTTTAAATTATTTGATTGTTCATTTCTTGATTGTTTGCTGATAAATTCATCAGTGTACTCATCCAATTCATCACCATCAATTTGCAAAATGTAACGAAAAATATTTTTTAGATCTTCGTATTCAATTGTTTTAACAACGCCATTTTCAATGTGACTAATAAAACTGGAATGCTTTCCTAAAGCCTTACATATATCAGTACCTTTCATTTTATTTTTTGTTCTGGTGGCTCTTAAGGTATTTCTTATATCAGCTGATAATATAATCTCGTTCATAACACCAACTCCTTGATTAATATTATATATGATTTGTTAGATTGTGTCAATTTAATGATATTAATATGATGTAAATGATAATATAGTATTGACTATCATGATAAAATCATGTATCATCAATATCAGAAAACAAAAACAATCGAAAGAGAGGAAGATTTGACATGGAAAATAAATTTATTTTTGTAGTGAAGGATTTAAATGGTAATTTTGCTCAGTGTATTAATTATGATCAAAAGACCGAAATGGTAACTTACTCAAGTTCGCCATTTCTGACCAATGGACCATGGACTTATTCAACTGAGCAACAAGCAATAAAAAAAGCAAATGAGCTGAGAAAGTTGTCAAAGCTATATAATTTAGATATAAGATTTTACGTTGACAAATTAGATCCAATTAAGCATCTACAGTTTGAAAACTCTCTTGGAAATATCTCCAAATATCCATTTGTTCACGAAACTTTTGAGAGAACAATGCTATGGGTTATCAGAGATGACCGAGGCAATTTTGCAGACAGAAACAGTATTTTTAAATCACAAGCAAGCACTTGGTTATATGTTAGTCACAAAACGTTTTCCCCCGAATGTAGAGCCTATAAAACCAAAAGACAAGCGTTAAAAGTCTTAAGTCAACTCAATGACAAGAAATGCAATTTAGGTATTGACACTGAATTTAGTCTTGATTACGTAGACATCGACAAACTAATTGAAGAACACAAAGCATTTGATGGTGATAGCATTACAATTGTCAGATGCGAGGTGGCCTAAATGACCACACTTGAGCGCGAGTTACAAAAAGCTTTAGATTTAGGGGATCTTCAAAGAATAAGCCAAATAATGCCCAAGTTGTTTCCTGATTTTGATCCTGAATATGCCGAGACCTTAATAGCCTATAATCAACAATATGATATTAATTCATCGCGACTTGTCCGACTACGTTTAAACTTTCCGAATATGAAATTTATTGGACTACTTACCCATGAACCAAGTCTGATAAGAGGTTTATGTGATATCGATGAAGAAGACCTTGTCAAACTAAATCCACCATGCGATTAACCCCAATTTCTTGAAGATTTAAAACTTAGACAATTAATTGCGGCTAACTTTGGTAGATTGAGTAATGATCCTGCAAAGATGAGAAAAGCAATTGCTGAATATGTTGAACTTGTTGGTTTAAAAGATGGACAAAGAAAAGATTATTTACAGCTAGACGGATCACGCCCACCTGCTCTAACACAAAATGAGATAGCAAAAGAACTAGGAATATCGACAACTACATTAAAAGAATTACTCAAATTGGAAAGGAATCTAATCCCTGAACTTAAAGAAGCATTGGATAAAGGATTTATCTCTAAAACCGCCGCACTTGGTATTTGTAGAGTTAGTTGGTTATAAAAAATGGTGGTAATAGGGGAAATCAATTTGACAAAGAGTAGTCTTCAAATTATTTTAAGACTCCTCTAACTCAAAAAGATTTAGCAGAACAAGTCAACTTAACCCAACAACAATTGCACAATTATAAATCATTAATTAATCTTATCCCTGAACTTCAAGAGGAATGGTAAACAACAAAATCCTGCCCCTAATTTGGGGCAGGAATATTCCTTGACACAAACAAATGTTCGTGCTAAACTACTAATAGACCTCAAAATATCTTTATCTTTTGGAGGTCACTTTATTTACTATTCAATTTTATGAGAAGGGAGGATTTATATAAAATATGTACCTGTTTTATTTTACCAGTTCTGTACCTTAGTATTCATGCCTGTTTGAGAAGTTGTGAGTTATACAAGAACACAATATGTAAAACTCAGTAATTGATGCTCTAATTATATGCGTTGAAATTTTTCTTGTCAAGCATAAATAAAAAATTTGTGAAAGCAGAGGAGAGATTAAAGGTAATGGAAACAAATAATAATGAACTCATAAATAAATCGATAAGAGAAGAGCTTGCTAAGTATCACAAAATAGATAATCTGAGAAAGTATGCTCAAGAGTTTTTTGAGCAACTTGTTAAAGAGACAATTGATGGATTAAATACTAATATATTGCCAATTAGGTTTTACAGATCTTCAAATACTATGGGTAATTGTCAACAAAATGGATCTTATGAATCCAAGGGGAAACAAAATGTAATAAATATATATAATTGTGATTTCAGAGATATGATTGAATTAGAAGAGGCAGTTCGTCACGAAATTATACACTATCTTCTTGATATGGCTGATTTAAAACATGGTGATAAAGACGGAGTATTCCATGCGTTATGCAAAATATACAATGCTGGTTCGTATTTACCAATGGGCGAATATGAAAATAATATATATAACTTATTTTTTAAATTGCTTGAATCTAAAAAAGACTATATAAGTCTTCCTAGGATAATCATGACAACAGGCTCGAAAAAGAAAGAATTAATTGATGAACTATTAACTATTCATTATGGAATAGCTGAACACGCTATAGTTTTAAAAACTGATGTTGGTGGAAATCAAATGTGATTTCACCTAGTTTGATCGAGAACAAAAAATCCTGGATAATACTCAAAATAAAACAAAGGAATGGTGATGTGAATGAAACAATTTATAAAAATAGATAATCAATTATTCAAACTTAACAACGAGTACTTTAAAAGGATAAGTACAGAATCCTTTGCTATATATTGCTACATTATTATGAAAATAGGCCCAAACTCATTTGTTGATCTATCTATAAAACAGATACAGCAATTTTTAGAAACAAAAATAGATTATGATTTAACCATTAAGGACAAAAAAGATAAAACAGACAAAAAAATAAATGTGAAAGTTAAAAATCTTAACGACACCAGAACGGTTAAGAAGCATTTAGACAATTTAGTTTCTCAAGAATTTATAGTTGCCGATAAGGACATCAAAATCGTCAATGTAGGAGATTTTATTATTTTTAGTTTAAATGAAGAATTATTTAAGCAAGAAGATGAAGAGAAGACCTCAGGGTTTACCCCTATAAATGTTGACTTGTTTAAAGATGAAATTAAAAATATTGGCTGCACTGGATGGACGATATTATGTCTATTGACCAATTTATTTAATCCAAATTTTGGACAGGAATCATGTGAAGGTTTTGCTAATCCGAGTGAAGAGTACATATCCAAGGTGTTGGATGTTGGCCTCACAACAACTAAAAAATACCTGAAAATATTAGAAAAGAAAAAACTCATCAAAATAGAAGAACAACCATCTATTAAAGTTATTAACAAATATGGAGAAGAAACTGACCAATACTTGCCAAATCATTATATCGTCAAAAATAGGCTAATAGGTAATAAATACTATCTTGATTTAAACAAGGACAAAAAATCAGCTTAAAACCGCATGGCTCTAGCGTAGACGTTATTTGCAAATAATATGTAAACTATAAAATTTAGATGTAAATTATGTGTAAGTTAAAAAATATTAAATGCAAAAAATGTGTAATATTAAAATATCAGATGCACATTTCATAGCAAAAAGTGTCTACTACTAATATAGATTTATAAACTAATATAGACTTATAAATAAAGATAGAATTAATATAAAGATTAGAATTAATATTTATGTTTTGCTAAACCGCAAAACATTGTTAATACTGTATTTGGTTTTTCTATTTAAACTCTTGTTGTTAAAAGACATATTTTCTGTTAATTATTTTTGTTTAATAAACAGTACATATTCAATATCTTGATTTAAAAATTAAAAAGAGAGGGGAGTTAATTACTCCCCAGAAAGTTTGTGTATTTAAGTATTTATTCTAATTTATTTTAATCTTTATGTTTTCCAACTCTATATGCTTCAGACCTACTAAGTGTTGAAGTAACCCTTGTCTTTTTAGTTTTAGTAACATTAGCCCATTGACCTTGTTTTGTTCCTGACGATTTATCTATCTTTTTAACATGTACAGCACTTGGTTTAAATAATACCAGTCTTATTCTCTCTATTAGTTCCTTATCGGGATGAGAAGTACCAAATAAGAGTTTAAGATATTTTTCCCAAGAAACCTTTGATATTTCAATATTTTTGAGTGTTATAAGAATTGTTTCACTAGCTCTTCTGAATTTGTAAACTTCATTGCCAGTTGGGGTTGTTAAAATATTGGGAAGTAGTTTTTGTAAATACTTAGACGCTTCAAATTGTTTAACCTGACGATCAAATACATCGTTACTTTCTTCCTGAGTCAGTGTTCCGCTAAATTTAATAAATCTTTTGATACATCTGCTTCCAACTAGCAATGATTTTTGAGTGAATTGATTAGTAACTAGATAGTTTGTTTCTAATCCGGCATGATTACAAAGTTCACAATGATCGTCGAATCTTGCATCCCCTTCTTCGATAACTTGTTCGAATTGCCATTCACTTCGAGCTTCTTCAAAATCAATGCTGCGACTATTTTTGAGGACATTTTCTCTGATTAATGGATAATCTCGTTTGGTCGGTTGTTCAAAATTTTTTCTCCTAGATGAAAAATTAAGAACACATTTACCCAATAAAAGAACACCTCTTTAATATTTATTTACAATATAAGGATAACATTCTATCCATAGTAGGTTAAGCCCCTTTGAGACACTATATATAGTATTTGTTTGAATATTTATGAATATATGTTCTGTTTTAGATAAATGTCTGTTACTTGCTATTCTATTAAAAACGAAGAGAGGATTGATAATAATATGATAAATGGAATTAAAATAATGAACCTTGAAGGTAGCGATATATTAAAAAATAATCTAGAAAATAGACCAATATACAAAGAGTATAATGGTGTTTTTACAAATAGTTTATTGCAAGATGAATTAACTAGAATAGGTTTAAAAATAAGTGATAAAGAAACTTCTAGAGATATTGTAACTGTTCAATTCAATTATAATTACATCCCTGAATTAAAAAACCTTAACATAAAAGACATTGAAAAATTACAAGCAGAAAACGAGAACATAAAAGAAAAGATTAAATCTTTAGAAGAGCAGAGGAAAGTCATAATGAAGAGAGTTGATAAAAAACCAATTATAGAACAGATAAAGCAACTAAAAGATGATATAAGAAATAATAAGATTGAAATTAATAGTATGAAATTAGACGATGAAAATAAAAAAGAAAAAGCAAAAATGGATGTTGATAGTATTAGAGAAAAACTTTACAAAGATGGATTTACACTAGAATTCGAACATAAGAGGTCAGGCAAAGTTGACAAAATTGAATATGTTTTTTGGTATAGAACCCCTTCTAAAAGTCGTGTCGGTGATGCAGTATTTATAAATAAGAAACTGATTAATATTAGAAAATGGCAAAGGATGGGATTAGAGCTTCCAGAAGGTGAAGCAAAAGTAGTTGAAATGGCAGCTTATGAAGCATTAACAGCAAGTAATATTGTTGATAGAATAAAACTTGATCCATATAAAAATATCTTGGTAGTTAATGATTTGAAGAGTTTTTTCAAGACCAATTGTGCTATCGTTAGAACTAATGATAAAGGTCAATGTTATGTAGACCATGAATTACATGAGGTATCAAATATAATGTTTGATGGTCAAGCACTTTTGGATGATTCGCTTTGGGATGATATTGATAATTCTAGTTTTAAATTGTTACGTCAGCATTTTTTCAAAGCCTGTGCTTTCCGTACATATATCAAAAAATTTATGATGGATTCTTTTGGAGATAAATATGATTCTGCTACAGTTAAAGATAGATATGGTAATCACATTAGAGTATCTGAAATTTTGCTTATAACAACAGAAAATGCTATGAAATGGGAAAAATTTATAGATATTGGAGCTAGTTATGATTTGTGGAAGCAGAAAGTATTTGAAGATGGTAATGTGTTTGGGGTATGTAAAACAGACCATATAAGCAAATACAATAACTTATTTGGTGATGGACAATGTTATCAAAGAATGAGTTATCAAATGGTTAATACTTTATATTTGGAGCCAGGGAAAGAAATAGATGAAGTGAGGGAATTGCTTCAAGATACTGTGAGATTTATTGAAAGGTTAAAAAATGATAATGAATACTTTTTGCAATATCTTGACAAAAATGCTAATGAAGTGAATGCTAATCAGATGGTGATTGATTTATATAGGAATGTAAAGGAATTCGATAAATCTAAGTTTTTTAGAGATTTTAAGGCACAAACTATTTTTAAATATGTTAAAACAGTTAGAAATGGAAAAGTCTTATGTTCTGGTGATAATCTAACAATCGTCGGTAACCCTTATTTAATGCTTTTACATTCAATTGGTCAAGTTCCGGTTATGGGTGGGGTAGTAGATAATAATTTTGAAGATGTTACATTGCCAGTTAACGATGAATATATTAGTGTTTATGCTCCATTATTTGATGATGGTGAATATTTGGCGAGTTTTAGAAATCCGCATAATTCACCAAATAATACAGGGTACAATAGGAATTATAGGCATCTATTAATGAATAAGTATTTCAATTTCAACAATAACATTATGGCAGTTAATATGGTTCGCACAGAGGAACAGGATTTAAAAAATGGAGAAGATCAAGATTCAGATTTTTGCTATGTTACGAATAATCGAGTTGCTGTTAAATCTGCCAAAAGAGTATTTAGGAAGTTTCCATGTATTGTTAATGATATTGATACAGATCCAAGACCTTGGGTAAACGATATAGAATCTTTAATCACTATTGATAATGAGTTAGCAAAGTCAAAAGATGATATTGGCGAAAGTTCTAACTTGGCTCAGTTGGCAATGTCATGGTATTGGGGAGATGAATCAAAAATCTTAGCTGATATTGTTTGTATTATGTCTGTTTTGGCACAAGTTGCCATTGATAATAGTAAGCGTAAGTATGGTGTAAAAGTTAGAGATGAGATTGAAAGAATTAGTAGATTAAAGTGTATTGACAAAAAAATTAAAGTTAAAGTAAATAAAGATGGTAATACAATTACTAAAATTTTAAAAGCAAAACCTTTATTTTGGAAATATATTAACGAAAAAGTTAATGATAATAATTTAATTAATTGTTATGATTGTCCTTGCCCAATGAGTATTTTACAAGCGGTAATTGATGCTGATGTAAAGTGTGGAAGTAAGAACAAAGATACGATAGACAGTGTTAAATTTGTTAAAATAATTGACGGCAAAGCTGATGACAGACAAAAAGACAAAATTGAAGCTAAAATAAAAGAATATGATGATGCGGTTAAAGAACACAATAGTTTAGTTAATCAGGGTTTAGTTAAAAAAGATGATGAAAAATGGAAATTAAAAGAACAATTATTGCAAAAAGATGTTGTCAATTATATATGTGGTTTAAAGATTAAACCTAAAACAATGCAAATTTTAATTAGTAAAGCATTATCTATTAATGGCATGAATAGTAAATACAAAAGAAAGTTATTAAATGGATTGTATTGTGCTGATATTAAAAAAAATAGAAATGTGTTTATGAATTGCTTTAAATAATGGATGGAAATTTACAGAATTTCTAAAAATAAAAACCCGTACAACCTTGGTTAATCCAAGAGTGTACGGGTTTTTGTATAATTTCTATATGAATATAGTAATGAAAAATTATTATATCATATTCAATTTACTCGTGTCAACGTATTTCAATAAAAAATTTATACAATTATTTTATAAAGATAGGAGAATCAAAAAGTTGTGGATGAAAAGCAGAGTAGAATCAAAGATGAGTTGAATTATTTTATCAGTACGCGAGGCGTTAAAGCCAAATTCATCGCGGATGAATGTAATATTGATCCGAGCTTACTATGTAGGTTCAGGCAAGGGAAAAAATCCCTTTGGGATGAGACGTTGCAGAGCATAGAGAATTTTTTAGTTTCAACAAAAGGCTATTAATAGGGGCGTAGTTTACAAAAACGTCCCGATTTATTTTTTTATCTATTTCAATAAATACTTATAACCAACTAACATTGTAGCATTTAAAAATCTACATGTCAACAGCAAAATCTAAAAATATTTTCGTTGGGTAGGTTCACCGACTACGAAATAAATCAAAAACATGGCGTTTTAAACGTCTTGTTATAAAAACTAAAAGACTGGAGGTGTAAAACAAATGAGAGATATCGGAAATATTCTAAAAAACATGGAAACACATTATAAAACATTTTATAAGAAAATGCTAGGTATGTTGAATCAAACCATAATTAATACGTCAAAAACTCCATATGATGGCATGATTGAGAACTGCAATCAAATTAATGATTCGATTACTGAGTTTAGGAATGATTTACAAACTGATTATATGAACCAACTGTTTGACAGGATTTTAAGGCGATTGGGTGAGTTGGATAAAAAGTTTAATAAGTTTGATGTTATGCTAGATGAGTTGGAAAAAGATATAGCAAAAATCAATTAAATTAGTTTAAAGGTACGGCATTATTGACGTACCTTTTCTTTTTAATGCAAAAAAAACTAATGAAAGAGAGTGGTAAATTTACTATGAAGACAAAAATTAGTGGTATCAAATGTGGTGTTTACAAACTTGAGGATGTTATTAGCGGAGCAGTTTATGTTGGCAGCTCTGATAATATAGCAAAGCGATTCAGTTGTCACGAAAGTCATTTGAAAGCTGGAGATCATAAATATTCTCAACTTCAAGATAGTTATAATCAAAACCCTGACAATATTAAATGGGAAATAATAGAGGAATGTAGTGAAGATTTGCTTGAGGAACGCGAGGCATATTACTTTAAATATGTTCCGATGATTGAAGGATGGCATTTGATCAATATTCAAACGACTCCTGCACATCGGACGAAAGTAAAAGATACGAGTAAAATGAGTGCTGCCCAAAAAGGTGAATCTAATGGGAATGCCAAATATTCTGCCGAGTTAATTAAGAAGGTCAAAATTAAAATGGCTGAAGGTGTTAAATTAGAAGATATCTCAAAAGAGACTGGAATTAGTGTAAGTTATTTGCGATTAATTAAGGCACAAAAGAAGTGGCCTAGTGTCACTATTGATACAGATTAAACATATAGGGGATTTTAAGAATATGAGTGAAGATAAATTTGGATTCGATTTTTATGTAATGAGAAGCCAACGTATGGCAGGATTTTGTATGTACAAAGGATTTAAGCTTTTGGCAATGCCAGAATCAAAAGAAAAAGTTGGGAAACATGTTTTTATATTCAAGAATACTCAACAACTGTTAGAATGTATCGAGCAATACAAAATGATAACGAAGATAAGTAAACAATGGGTAAAAGAAGTAAGCACAATGTAGATTTATCTGAGACTGGTAAAGTAAACCGCACTTATAACGGGATGATATTTGATTCCCGATTGGAAAAAGATTTTTATATACATTTACTTGAGTTACAGGCTGAAGGTAAGGTTTTTTCAATCCAACTTCAGCCTAGATATAAATTATTCAATGGTTATGTTAGAAAACGAGATGGGAAGAAAATCCTTCCCATCTTTTATATTGCTGATTTTAAGGTCACATACAGTGACGGCAGAGTTGAAGTAATTGATACGAAAGGCAATCCTGATAGTTTGGCATTGATGAAAAGAAAGATGTTTGAAGGGTTATATCCTGATGTAGATTTTCATTGGGTATCATGGTCTAAGCGTGATGGAGGATTTATAGATTATGACGAGTTGGTCAGATTGAGAAAGCAGAGGAAAAAGAACAAAGTTAAAACTATACCTAATCAATTGGATCAAGAGACAAATAAAAAAAATGATTAAAGATATGCTGAAGAAATATGAGAAGACTTTAAGGGAGTTGGCGAAGGGTGACTAAAGGTTAAGAGGAATTTTTTCGAGTCTCTAGTGTAATAGGTTTCATATATCTTTAGGTTTAAATTTTTTCATAATGATTTAAGAGAATTTCTTCAATTGCCCTAATAGTTGACCTTAACTTAAAAAATCTCTGATTAATAAAAATGTCGAAAATCACTTTGTAAGATAACCATGAGGTGATAGATAAGTAGATAATAGTAGTAGACATTCCCAAGAACAAACCAGTAGCAGAGTGAGTATCTTTAGCAAAAGAGAATAACTTAGTGAGAAAAGCATTCCAAAGAGGTAAAATAATTATTGATCCAGGTATAATAAACGAGAACTTTTTATATTCTCGTTTTTCTTCTCTAGTTAATATATCTCTGGTCTTTTCTAAGTCATCTCTAGATAAATTTTGAGACTTACAATATGCAATCAAAGCCATTAGTCGAATTTGATCATATGTTCTATTATTTGGAAATTTAGATTCGATTGATTTTTTAAGAAATAGCAAAATTAGAAATATAAATATACAAATAATCCCACTTGTAAATGCTGCTATTGTCCAATGATTATTATGGGTAAAAGCAAAAAAGAACATAGAAACCAACTCGGAAATAACTGACAAACAGCATATTGTAAATAAAGTTATAATTCTTTTCCTCATTGTTGGCTTGAATATTAAAGAATAATAACTTAAATTTTTAGTATAAAATTTAACTAAATTATTAATTGAGAAAATCGACTCTTCCAAATTGTAACCCCCTCACCTGTATTCATTTCATTTAAAGATAAAGTACTTGATTCTATAAATTGCAGGATATTCCTTCTTTTTGTCGAAGTGAATTGGTAAAAAGGGGAGATGGTAAAAAGTGAGATTTAATTATGATGAAGAAACTAATCGTGCTTTAGAGAAACTTAGGGAAACGAAATCTTCAGAGCTTCAGGATATTAATGAAAGAATAAGGAAAATGAAGGATGAAATTGCTGATCAATTGGCATTATTTGAATTATATAAACATAGAGCATTTATAAATGGACAATCCGGATGGGAAGTTGAAATGGAAAAGGCAAAAAACAAAGCTAGTAATCTTGAAGATCAATATGGAGATAAAATTAAAGAATTGGATAACAAGAGATTAGAGTTAAATTTTGACCTTGAAGCTTTAAATGAAATAATTAGATCTTTTACGGAGATTAATTATCGACATAACTAGATTATGTATTTGAATTCATTCTGGAGCCTTTCGAGGCTCTTTTTATTTTGTCATTAAGCAGTGATTTAGTTGATTAAAAATAATGGTATAAAGTGAGGTGAAGATTGTGGAGGATAAATTAACAATTAAACAAGAAGAGTTTGTTCAGGGATTATTCGCTGGTTTATCACAAAGACAAGCGTATAAGAAAGCATTTGATACTTCAAATATGGCAGATAAAACGATAGACGAAAAGGCATGTTTATTGGCTAAAAAAGGAAAGGTTAGGGCAAGGATTTCCGAGCTAACCAATGAACTCAAGGAAAGAAACATGGTGACAGTCGAGAGGGTGTTAGAGGAACTTTCCAACATTGCATTTGATGATATCAAAAATTACATTAGTTTTTACACTGATGAAAAAGGTCAAACTCAGATTGAAGTAAAAAACAGTGACACGATAGACACTCGAAATATTTCAGAAGTATCGTTGAGTAAAAAAGATGGGTTTAAGTTTAAGCTCTATGGGAAAGATAGTGCTCTAATTCAAATCGGTAAACATCTAGGCATGTTTGTTGATCGCAAGGAGTTTACAGGCAAAGATGGAGGGCCTATTCAAATGGAAGCCATGACAACAGAGCAAAGAGAACAACGAATTAAGGAACTATTAGATAGACGAAGTGAGTAGAAATATCTTTCATCTATATTCAAAAGTGTTAACTATTGACACCGTAAAACCTATCCACTAAAATATGGGTATAGAGTAGTGTCAAAAGTTATATTCATAATGAATATGGAGGAATTAGTCATGATTTATGGTTATGCAAGGGTATCAACTAAAAAACAAGTTAATGGAAATTCCCTTGAAGAACAGGTTAATTTGTTAAAGCAAGAAGGTTGTGAAACCATAATTCAGGAACAATATACTGGTTCAACAACTGGTAGACCAAAATTTGATGAAATGATAAATAAATTACAATCTGGTGATAAGCTAATTGTTACCAAATTAGACCGCTTTGCAAGAAATGTGACTGAAGGTATTGAGGTTGTCCGAAAGCTATTTGTAAAAGATGTTAAAGTACATGTCCTTAATGTTGGTTTGCTCGAAAATACGGCAATGGGAAACTTTTTTTTAACAACATTATTAGCCGTTGCTGAACTTGAGCGAAATATGATTATCGAACGTACTCAAGCTGGCAAAGAGATAGCACGTACTAAAAACGGTTTTAGAGACGGTAGACCCCCAAAGTATACGCAACACCAATTAAATCATGCCATAGAGTTACTTAAACATCATTCTTATAACGAAGTTGAGAGAATGACCAAAATAAGCAAATCAACACTCATTCGATGCAAACAAAAACAGGCTAAATAAGCCTATTTTTTATTGGAATTAAAATGATAATTTTATTTGAATGTGAGGTGATGCCGATGCCATTGACTCCAAAAGAAGAAGTAGAATTATTAAAATTATTAGAACTAAGCGCACAACAAGCTGACTTGGAAGCTAAATTTAAACCACAACCAGGGCCACAGAAAATGTTTCTGGATACAACAGCGGATATTGCTCTTTACGGTGGAGCTGCTGGCGGGGGTTAGGTAAAACCTATGCTTTACTACTCGAAAACATAAGGCATACAGATAACCCTCGTTTTGGCTCAGTGATATTTAGACGTAATTCAAATCAAATCATGACCGAAGGTGGTTTATGGGATAATGCTTGCGAGTTGTATCCACTAAAGGGAGCAACCCCAAAATTAACACCAAGACCAGTCATGGTTTTTCCAAGTGGTGCTAAAGTGTCCTTTGCGCATTTGCAGTATGAGGCAGACATTCATAGTTGGCAGGGCAGTCAGATCCCGCTTATTTGCTTTGATGAGTTGACACATTTTACCCGAAAACAGTTTTTTTATATGTTTTCTCGTAACCGTTCGACTTGTGGTGTAAAGCCGTATATCAGGGCAACAACCAATCCAGAAGCTGATTCATGGGTAGGAGAATTTATAGCTTGGTGGATTGATGATAAAGGTTATCCGATACCTGAGCGCTCAGGCGTTATCAGATATTTTATTGTCGTTGATGATAAAGTTTTATGGTCAGACAATCGTGAAGAATTAGCAGATAAATACGGCGTAAGGGTTGAAGACACAAAGTCTTTTACGTTTATTGCTTCTTCAATCCATGACAACAAGATCCTACTTGAGCAGGACCCTGGATATCTCGCAAATCTCAATGCTCTATCATCCGTGGAAAAAGGTCGGTTATTGTTTGGAAACTGGAAAATCAAACCTTCAGCAGGTATGTATTTCAAACGTGATCAAGATCAAATAGTTACAAGTATTCCAGGACGAATAGTTAAGATATGTCGTGCATGGGACTTAGCAGCTACAATACCAACACCTGAAAATCCCTCACCTGACGCTACAGCAGGAGTTTTAATTGGTAGGTTAGATGATGGTAGATACATAGTGCTTGATGTAGTTTATGGTCGATGGAGAGCTAATGATGTACGCAAAAAGGTAAAAGATACAGCTGAGTCAGATCGTTTCAAGTATCCTGGCACTAAAATTCGTTTGCCTCAAGATCCTGGACAAGCTGGTAAAGAACAAGCAGAATCCTATGTTAAGTTTTTAGCAGGGTATTCCGTTAAAACTTTACGTGTTTCTGGTGATAAAATTACTCGCGCAGAACCGTTTTCTTCCCAATGGCAAGCGGGGAATGTTTTAATTTTAGCAGGTTCATGGAACGAGGCTTATTTTACAGAATTAGAGTCTTTTCCTGATGGTGCTCATGATGATGTGGTGGATGCTTCTTCTGATGCTTTTTCAGAGATTGCTCCTAATGGTATTAGTTTAGTTGGTAGAGTTGTTGGTCAATCAGCAGTAAGTAGAATCAAATGGTAAGGGAGGTGATAGATTTTGGCAATTTCAAGTAAGATTGTTGGGCAGATAGGTTCACAATTATATACTACGTTTACTTTGTTCGACAAGGCTATTGCAAACCCAGATAGCGCAAATGTGGTTGAATACGAAAGAATGCTTGATTCGGATGAAACTGTTGCCGCAGGGATTGAGTTTATGATCTTGTCGACGCTGAACAAGCTTGATATGTACAGGAATGAGTTAAATCCACAAATAGAAACCTTTGTCAATGAGTGTTTTGAAGGTATGCAAGGCACGTTCGTTGAGACGGTTGCTGATATCTTAAGTGCAATTTGGGCTGGTTACAGTGGGTCAGAGATCGTGTATAAGCCAGATGGAGCTAAAATGCGCTGGGATTACATTGCCACATATCACCCTCGAACAGTGTTTTTCAACATCGACAAAGAGACAGGGCGTCTTGATCAGGATGAACCGATTACGCAATTTCGATGGTTTGCTGGTACTCCAGTAAAGATTCCACGAAATAAGTGTATAGTCTATAGTCATAACATGCGCTTTGGTAACTGGTATGGTACCTCTCAGTTAAGATCAGCTCGAAAGAATTGGCTATTGAAAGATCCGGTTTTAAAAATGTGGGTTAATTCGGTGGATAAATTTGGAACACCACTTATTGCCGCTATGGTACCCAATGATGATATTCGAGATCCTGACCGTCCGTACAGCGAAGATGGGACAGAAAATAGAATCCAACAGATTGATTATATGGCTAGATTATTGGCTAATATCCAAAATGGCACAGGACTTGTTATGGGAAGTGGAACAGGTGATCAAAAGGCTGACATAAAGGCGCTTTCAGGGACTGGTGCAGGAGTTGGTGATGCATTTACTGGGATTATCAATTATCTAAATAGAGCTATTTTCCGCTCTATGTTAGTTCCGTCTTTACTATTTGAGGAAGGTCAGAATTCCGGTTCTTACGCTCTAGGACAAGCACACTTTGATATGTATGGTATGATGCTGGACAGCATTTACAAACGACTGACCGAAACACTCCTGGAATGGCTTGTGCGGCCACTAATTGAAATGAATTTTGGCCCTCAGAAGAATTATGGCGAGTTCCCGGAACGAGAAATGAGCGAAACAGATAGGAATGTTATCGCAGGTATCTTTATGCAAATGACAAATTCAGGTTTTTTAGATCCTGCACACCAAGAAGATTTTGATCATGTTCGGGGTTCGCTTGGTTTTCCAGAAAGAAAATTAGATCCTAAACCAGACCCAAGTAAAGCTGCTGCCCTCATGGGGAAATATAACCACTATTTACGTGCGGAACCTAGTCAGGATCAAAATAGTCAAGGGAAATCAGGTAGTTCAGCTAAACCATTACCAGATATACCTGAACGTGGTGCTGTACGGGAGGCACCCGTATGAACCAATGGGAGCGTAGAGTTACACAGCATCTAATAGACAGCGAATATTATTTTCTCAAAGATTATGATTATTGGTTGCACATTGCATTTAATCAGATACCAATTGGCGCGGATGAGCATACCATCCATGCTTTTCATCTAACAGTTGGACAGCGCCTGTCATCTATTTTAACAAAGCATTCCATAGCATCGTTTACATCAGGTCAAGCTCATGGTGATGAGGATTGTAAAGCCATATTAGACGCTCATAGGCGCAAACTTGCTGACTTACCAAAAATTGTTTTTGCAGCTGGTCAGGATTTTACTCCACATGATGCTATAAAAGTTTTGCAAAATCGTGCTATTACTTTAGCTGGTGAGGTAGAGAATGATGCTACGAGTGGGGTTAAATCAGTTTTATTAAAACATTTGACAGGTGAAATTACCAGACCACAGGCAGAACAACAAATTGCTGATTTGCTAAAATCCAATATGAATCGTGCTAGTCTGATTGTGACAACAGAAACTACATATGCATACAATCATGGTCGATTAATACAATATCGAAGTAATGGCGTTGATTATGTTCAGTATCGAGCTGTGATGGATGGAAGTACGTGTCAAATTTGCTCTAGTCGTAATGGATTAATAGCTCCGATTGATGACATTGGAGCGGATATCCCACCAGTGCATGGAAGATGTCGTTGTGTACTTTCCCCTGTATTCAGTTTATTACAGCCACAACTAATGACCCCAAAAGCTCTGAATTGGTCAAATGTAGCACCATTGCCTAAAGGATGGGTCCCAGAAAATACGCCAGCGTCATCAGGGAAAATTTTTACGGGTTCGGGATTAAAAACAGGTGCTCGTCTTAAAGACGAAGATGCTGAATATAAAAGGCAACGTAAGCACGCAAAGGTGTATTATGAGGCTATAAGGAAAAGAAACAGTGATGTTACAGCTATTGCCAAAAATAGTGGAATGAGTAAAGCAGAGATTCAGGCTATAAAAAATTACGTATTTAATGATATACATGATATGGGTGATAAAGGCCCTAATAGGCGATTTGATCCTGATTATGAAATGGCTGTTGCATGGCAGCGTCTGATAGAGGGTAAAAACATAAAAGAAAGTGATCGCATCCTGTTGAATCATGAACTTTATGAGTCAAAACTTATGAAACAAGGAAATAATTATATTAATGCTCACAATGAGGCCCAAAAATGGTATAATTATGCTGCCGCACTAAAGCATGAAAAAGGTGAAATATAATGGTCTTATTGAGGTTTTTGAGTAATGATAATGGAAAAATTAGATATGAATATCAACCAGAATGCAAGGGTGATTTTGGGATATTGTTTTATGATGCTACTACTGGTGAAGGAAAAGTTGAAAAGCCAGCTAGTGACGATCCGACTGGATTTGATGGTAAACGTGCTATGCTCTCGCTTGTTGACTTCGCCGAAAACAATAATTTTCCAAAAGAATATCTGCGTGCTACGCATTAAAAATATCACATAATTGACTAAGAGGAGTCGCCAATAGGCGACTCTTTTAATTTGAAAGGGGTGATAAAAATAAATAAAGATAGGCCAATGAAAATACCTGTTGGGCGTATTGGAGAATGGAAACATCCAAAATATGGCGTTCTTAAAATGTCCCAACAAACATTTAATGACATGATAAAAAACTTCAAATCTAAAACAATTGGGCGTGACCCATTTGTAAGGATTGGTCACGATAAAGGGACTGGCAATAGCTGGGGAGATGTTCCTGCAGAGGGATGGATTCAAGACCTTCAGCAAGAGGGTGATGTACTTTATGCCTTAGCTGATCCAACGAATACGCAGGTTGTAGAGGCTGTCAGAAATGGACGCTTTAGATATGCAAGTCCAGAATACGAAGAAAATTATCAAAGCAAAGAAGATGGTTCATTTAAAGGTGCAGTGCTTTTAGCATTAGCTCTTACGAATGAACCATTTTTGACTAATTTGCCAGAAGCTAGAGCACTAGCAGATCAACCAGATGTATTCTACCTAGATTACGAGGAGGTTAGACCAGACATGGAAGAAATGAAAGAATTACTAGATCAACAAAAAGAAACCAATGGATTTCTACGTAAATTAGCAGACTTTTTTACAGGGAAAAAACCTGAAGAAATGACAATCATTCAAGAAAATACTACTGTAACGTCACCAACACAAACAGCGGAGCAAATCAAATTAGCTGAAATGCAAACGCAATTAGCAACAACACAAGTACAGTTGCGTACTGCTGAAGTCGAACGTAAATTAGCTGAATATACAGCAAAGGGAATTCCTCCGGCAGTGTTGGGTCAATACCGTCCAATTTTATTAGCTGATAATGGCGAAAAAATTGTTAAACTTGCTGATGACAAAGGTCAAGAGATATCCGTTTCAGTGTCTGAGCAAATTTATGCTTCGATTGATGCGTTTCCTGAATCTAGTCGTATTAAACTGTCTCAAGTAGGCGAACAGACCACACCACCGCCAATTGATTCTCCAGAAGCGGTTAAAAAACTGGCAGATGAGACAATGAGTGAACTAGGTTATACGGTCGATGAGAAAGGTCAATATAAAATTCTTTAATTTAATTTCGAGGAGGTTTATAAAAAATGAGTTGGACAGATAATTGGAATCCAGCGGTTCCAGGCGAAGTAGACGGTTTACAATTTAGCGATAAGCAAATTATTTTAAATGCAGACCACCACATTAAAGATAGAATTACCATTACCATTGCACCAAATACTGGTAATTTGGACAAGGGTACTATTCTTGGTGCGGGAACCTCTGATGGATTATTCAGACCAGTTACTCGTACTACTGTTGCAGGGGCAACTGCAGTAGCAAATCCACAAGTAATTGCAGTTGCGACAGGGACAGGTGCTAAATTTACTGTTGGTCAAACAGTAGAAGCTATGAGCGCAACAACTGGAGTTGTTCAGCAACTTGGTACTATTACTGCAATCAATAGTGATAACATCACTGTACAAACGGAATTAACAACTGCATTAGCTGCTAACGACTGGTTTTTTGTTGCAGATGGTTCACAAAAAGCTTTGGTAGTTTTGGCAGATGTGGTCTTAGATGCTGTATCGAACAAGATTTCTAATGCTTACGTGGCTGGTAAGTTTGTACAATCACAGCTTGTTGGAATTGATTCCATTGTTTTAGGTGATCTTAAAGCCCGTTCCATTCCTTACACCATCAACGGTGTAGCGGATAATATTTTATTGGTATAGGAGTGATAAAAAATGACTAATTTAACATTTCCAACGACTCAGGAAATTAACCATATCGTTCGTAATATCATCACGGACCCAACAAAATATCGTGGTATGGAATTCTGTCCTATTGTTTCTGCTTATGCAGCGCGGATTCAAGTCGATGTAATCAACGCAACTTACGGGATTACACCTCCTCACGCTCTTAATGCAGAGCCAAAAGTTGCCACACTAACAGGTCAGTCTATTCGTGAATATGCGACTGGTTACTGGCGTGAGACATACCGAATTAACGAAGAAGAATTGCTCTACGCTCGACAAGAGGGAACCTATAACGAACGTGCTGGACGACTTCGTGTTATGCGTAGAGCTACAGAACTCAATACACGTCTTGATACTCGGGTTGAACAGCTACGATGGGCTGCTTTGGTTAATGGGAAAGTCCAGGTTAATGATAATGGGGTAAACTACACGGTCGATTATAAGATTCCAACAAGTAATAAAGTTACATTACCTTGGGCAAGTAATCCCAATCAGAATATAGCTCAGGATATTTCAATGCTTCAGGAACTCTATTTTGGAACTGGTGCCGTTCTCGATACAATCTACATTAGCCATCAAGTTGCTAAAGCTTTAGCGGCTAATGCAACTCTTATGGATATGCTTAAACAGAGTGTTTATGCAGTAAATCTATCAGCTTCAAATATTACTAAAGCTCTCCAAATCCTATTTCCTGAAATTAAATTCGAGGTTTATGCAGAGGGTTACAGTTCTGACGGTAAGAGTTTTACTCAATTTTTACCTTCAAATAGTTTTGTTGGCGTAGGTAAGGGTGGAGAAGTAGGAATGGATTTCTGTACAACCCTCGCGCTCCAAAATGGTGGTATGGATAATCCTCAGCCTGGTAAGTTTTCGGCAATCGAAGATAAATCAGGTAATGAGAAAAATCCTTATGTGGATGTAACTGTTGGTATCAATGGCTTGCCCAGAATACATCATCCTAACTGGTACATTAGCGGAACAGCTAACTAGGAGGGGGATTTATGTCCTATTGTTTACCATCTGATGTAACAGCTTTGAATAAACTTTTTCAAACAACAACTTTTACAGATGCTTACGTACAAACGTTTATCAATAAGGCTGTGGCGAGATTAAATAACTTGCTACAGCCTCATTACGTTATACCTCTTGCTGATCCAGTACCGCCAATTATTAATTCGATTGTAGCAGATATGGCAGCATCTTTACTTTGTCAGACTCATTTTTCAGGCGTGAATTACCGTGAAAATACACCAATGGCAGAGGTTTATCGTAAGCGTGCGGAGTCAGACCTGGAGCATGTCCTGACAAATTCCACGCTGGATGACTTCGAAAATGTGGTAAAACAACAGCCTGACGTACCGGAGATGCGAAGAGCTGTGGCGTCCACAACTCCACACCAAAATCAGCATATGAAGGGGCGCTTAAAGCGGTTTAATTGGGCTACTCAGTCACCACTTTCGAATGTGAGGGAATGGCCGTGAAAGTAGAAATTCAAGCAGTTGGACTAGAGGAAGTAAGTACAATTTTAACCTCTATGGCAGAGCGCAGTATTAACCTCAGTCCGCTTATGAGCCGTATTGGCCTTGCTATGATAGCTTCAGTTCATGAAAATTTTGCGGTCGAAGGACGTCCTAAATGGAAACCTTTAAGTGCAAAGACAGTTGCCGCATATCAAGCAGTCGCCATCCAAAAAGCTCAGAATACAAAACGATGGCAGAATGCAAAAAAATCATCTACAAAGAGCAAAATTGAATCTGATCGGGTTGAAAGGGATGTTGGTGGACATAAGATTTTAGTTCAGTCAGGAGAACTTCGCCAAAGCATTATGCTTGGAGCTGTCACTGAAACGAGTGTGGAAATTGGTTCATCACTACCTTATGCCCGAATTCACCAGTTGGGTGGAACTATCGGAGCTGTGACCATTATGCCTACTAATAAAAAGGCACTTGCAATTCCTACTACTGACGGAATAATTATTCGGCGTTCTGCAAACATTCCAGAGCGTAAGATTCCAGCCAGACCTTACCTTACGGTTCAACCTGAAGATATTACTCTTATTAGGGGCCTGACTATGCAGTTTATTCGGGAAGGAGTGTGAGCCTATGCTTGATGATATTCTTAATGCGTTAGTAGCTACTATTAAGGCTGACAATTCACTCCCTGAACTCATAGCAGATTATCACAAGGTCGAGGGGATGATACCAGGCATAGATACTAGTTGTAGCGTTTGGGTACCTAAGCAAAAATTTAAAGCGTATACCAACGACGAAGACGAAGTAAATGCCCAAATTCATATCGGTATTGGTCTTCAGGATATAGACCCTGAGAATGGTGAATCTCGTATTCGTGCCTTAGCGGAAGAAATAAGACTACTTTTGACTGCGGATAATCCCAGACTGGGAGGTTTTCTTGATGATAGTTTCCTATCTGAATGGGAATTTGCCACTTATAATGCAAGTACAACCGAATTACTACATTTAGGTGAAGCAGTTTGGGAAGTGGTATATTATTCGTCTCGTACTCGTCCAGTTACACCGTCTGAGCCAATGGATGAGATTAATTTTAACGAAACCATAACGATTGGAGGTTAAATTTATGCAAGAACCACAATATGTGGTACCTAGAATAGACATTATTGAAGAACCACAAAACACAAACCAACAGCCGAATGTAAATCTGGGGCGAATCGGTTTTGTTGGTACTTTTAGTTGGGGGCCTGTGGGAGTTCCCATCCGTGGATACTCGGAAACTATGTTGGAACAAACCTTCCAAGGTTACACTGCGGGGTTAACTGGTTGGTTATCCTTACATGGAATTTATAAGCAAAATAGCAATGCAGATGTAACAGTCATTCGTGTTGCAGGGGCATCAGCAAAAGCGGCAACACTTACATGTAATGACTCAACTAGCAAACCGTCTGTGATTGTAACTGCAAATTATCCTGGAACAAAACCAATATCAGTTTCTTGGCAAGCAGGTACTGCTTCTAACACGGTCAAGTTGATCGTTATAGCAGACAATACTTCTCGAACCTATGATAATTTGACACTGACTAACCTAAACACGGTTATAGATCCAAATGTAAATGTAACTGCTGCAACAGGAGCAGGTGCGTTACCTGCACCAATAAGTTCAACTTCTCTTGCTGGTGGAGATAATGGCGCGACTACTCAGGATTCTGATTATGTTAATGGACTTAACGCTTTTGCGAATGTGCCAATACATATTATTTTAGCAGCACAGCAATCTAGTCCAACTGTTCAGGCGGCACTTCTTGCCATTGGAGCAAACACTAATGTCGCGAATGGGTTGTGCTTTCCGATTCTCAATATGCCCAACAATCAAAGTGCGGCAATTACTGAAACAGCAATGGCAACTTTGCAAGGATTAAGAGGTATAATGTCTTCGCCTTGGGGGGCATATGATGATTTACCTGGAGTAACAGCGGCCTCAGATGGTTGTTTTGCCGGCATTCTCTCTAATATTGCGGCATATGAAAGCCTGTCAGGTCAGGTTGTAAAAGGTTTGTCTAGTCTACAAATTTCCTATACTGATGACGATGTTTATGCACTTACTGAAGCGCGTGTATGTCCTATTACAATTGATCCATTGTCAGGTAATTTCGTAATAAGAAACGGTGTGAATATGTTTGTGATGCCAACAAATGTTAAAAGTGATGATTGGTCACAGGTTAATGTTCGCCGTGAGTTTGATAAATTGGAGACTGAGATTTACATTGGTACCCAGTGGGCAAAGTCAAATACAAATCCTAATCTACCAAAACAGTTGTCTACTTGGATTGATGAGCATTTGCGTAAAGCAAAGGTTGATAATGGCGAAATCACTGATTATCAACCAACAACAGCCAATAGGGATACCAGTAATCAAAGACGAGTTATAACCGCAATTAGCGTACAACCTCTTTTTGCTGCTGACTTTATTGACAACTATATCGCGCAGTGGAGTGGGGCGATATCAAAATGAGTATGATTATTTTAGAACATTGTCCTGGTTGTGGTAAATGTGTTAATTCAAGAGTTTGCCCAATAAAGGCAATATCCATTGATAATGGTAAAGCCGTAATAGGCAAAGGTTGCATTGAGTGTGGCCTTTGTTTACCTATATGCCCGATTGGTTTAATAAAACTAGGCGAACAGGAAAATAAGCAACCTGTAAAAATTGAGAGAGAGGTGATTGATCATGAACAACAGACCAGTACAGGGGCATGATGTATCGGCGGCTCTAATGGGTCCCAATGGGCCTGAACTTGCGGGTGAGTGGCAAGAGATGGATCTTAATATCAACAATGCCGTAGAGACCTATCAAACGCTCAATAGCCGAATGCCCATCTTATTGGATGGCGATATCACTCTTGATGGGAAGCTTAAACGTGGCTGGCTTGACATGAATATTGTGGCCGCTACCGTTGGAACGGGAAATCTACAGCCAGGACAGAACGTCCCGGCGAGTCCAAGATTTGTTATTACATGCACTATTAATGCACCGGATAAAGGGTTAAATGGAACTTATCAACTTACTGGTTCCATATTTGATAAAACGCAAATTGCTATTAAACAAGGTAAAGGTGTTGTAACTAGCGATTTATCGTTTAAATCTGAGGGAATCATTGAAGCATAAGTAAATTAATAAGAGGGGGAATATTTTATGTCACAAGTTTATGGACCATTAACATTACCATCAGGTAAAATTATTAAATTTCGTCGTCCAACAGGGTTAGATCGGATGAATGTTACCCAAATGGTACCAATGGATCAAAATAACTTTGTCACTGGTACACTATTGATTAATAGCTATGTTCAGGCCAAAGTAGTTACCGAAGTCGATGGAAAAACACCTGATCCAAACTATAAAAATTTATTCAATGATTGGGATGATATGGACGTTCAATATTATCAAGCTGTCATCAATGAAATGTTTGGTATGACTGAAGCCAAAGTGGAAGATGCGAAAGCCAAAGCAGCTTTTTTGCTCGGGAGCTTGATCTCTACCGATGGGTCCAGCTCGCAAAACCTTGCCAGTGTACCATCGAACGCTGGCTTAGCCTTGACAGCGAACTAAAAGAAGCTATGTGGGAATCTTTTGAATGGCTTCAAAATGAGCTGAATAAAGAATAGACGTATTTAGAAGTCAAGCCGCTTTCAATTGAAAGCGGCTTTGTTGTGGATACGTCAAATGGAGGAGGTGGAATTAATAATGGCTGGTTCTGATTTTACGGTATCAATGATAATTAGGGCAGTAAACGAGATGACACCAGTTATTCAACAAGCTTCAAGACAGGTTGAGGCTCTTCAGGCACAAATAAATGCAGTTAATGCTACGTCAAATAGAGGTTCTTGGTTTGACGGGGCAATTTCGGGAATTGATAGATTTAGCAATAAGTTAAAAAGTGCTCAAAAAACCATGGATAAACTTGTTAAGTCTGGTACTCACGATTTAATCACTGGTGCGATTATGGCAGCTCCTATTATAGCTGCAGTAAAATCAGCTGCAGGTGTTCAGGATACACAAACACAATTAAAATTAACAGGAATGTCAGATAATCAAGTTAACACTTTAACTAGTCAAGCACAAACTACAATGCGAAACACAAGATTTAACACTGGTCAGGTTCTCGGAATTGATGAGGCATTAACCAAAGCTGGTATGGATTACAATAAAATTCAGGGCGTTGGAACCACAGCAACTTATTTAGCTGAGCTTGAAACTAATCGGAATGGTGCAGATCCGCAAACTACGGCTAAACAATTTGCGCAAATGACCGAACAGTTGCAAATAGCCATGGACCCTACTAAGGTAAAACAACTAGCCGAACAGGTTAACCGCATTTCAACCGTTACAAGTTCGGATGTAGGTACTCTTTCGGAGAGTTCAAAATATTTTAACATGGTTGGAACCATTCAAGGTCTCACTCCATCGGACATTATGCTTACTCAGGGTTTAGCTGCACGTTATGGTTTAGAGGGGTCTATGGGTGGAACAAATCTTAAGGACTTTTTCCAAAGATTAAACCCAATGCTTCACATGGGAACAAAAATGGGGGCGCCTATTGTGAATGCATTTGATCAAATGGGCTGGCTAAATAATGTTAAGAAAGATAAAAAAGGGAACATTACAAGTGCTACAGACGTTTTTCATGACTCAAAGGGTAATCTTGTTGGTGCAGATCAGATATTTAGTGTGTTGGGACAAACATATCAAAAAATGGGAAACAAAGAGCAATTTAACGCTCTAATGACCCGTATTTTTGGTCAACAAGGGCAGGCCATTGCTTCAGCCGTAGCTCAAAATCCCCAATATTTTGCACAAATGCAACAGCAGATGGCAAATGTACCGAATATTGATAAAAGCGTAGAAATAAATAAGGGAAAAGTTAGTCAACAATTCACAACATTTATTTCTACTCTTGCTGACTTTGGTCGTCAAGTAGGTACGATGCTTCTTCCATCACTTACAAAAGATTTTGCTGCTCTCAATAATGAACTACCAAAGTTTCAAAACTTTATTGATAAACATAAAGGATTAGTGGAAACACTTGCTAAGATTTGGGGAGGCTTAGCAGCGTTTAAGATCGGCAGTGGCATCGCGAAGATTGCTGTCGGGGCACCACTTAAAGAATTATTTGGGGCATTACGGACAGGTTCAAACATTGTAAAGGGTGGTCTTAAGTTAGGTAGAGGGATTTATAATAGCGGGGTTATCCAAAAGGGATGGGGAATTGCAAAAGGTGTAGGATCTAAAGCATTAAATATCGGCTCTATGATAGGGAGTAATGGTTTATCAATTCTAAAAACTGGTGCAAGTGCAATGAAGTCCTTTGGCTCAAGTGCTTTAAGTGCAGCAAAATCGGTAGGACAGTTGGCACTTGGAATCGGTAAGTCAACTATTGTTATGGCTGCTAATGCTGTAAAAACGATAGCCATAAAAACTGCTCAACTTGCTGTTGCTGCCGCAAGTAAGACGTGGGCTGCTGTTCAGTGGCTTGTAAATGCAGCTATGACAGCTAATCCGATTGGAATTGTCATTGTTGTTATCGCAGCACTGGTTGCAGGTATCATACTTATGATCACACATTGGAAGCAAGTCAGTGCCGTAATTGGTGAAGTTTGGGGATGGATGAAACAGTTTGCTACTAATATCGGTAATACATTCTCAAATCTTTGGCACCAAGCTGTGGACTGGGGGAGTAATATCGTAAAGGGTTTGTGGCAGGGGATTAGCAATTTTGCTGGATGGATAGGAAACCAGGTTAGTTCTTTTGCTGACAAATATATCGCAGGTCCCTTTAAGTCCTTTTTGGGGATTCACTCTCCATCTTTGGTATTCGCTGGTTATGGCATGAACATTGTTCAAGGTCTTGCTAATGGTGTAAATAATAACTCATCTATTGCAGAGACTGCAGCTAAAAAATTGGCTACACGCACAGGTTCTGCTGGAACACCATTTATCGCAGGAAACGGTACTGGAAGAGGGGGAACTGGAACACCTGTTCAAATTAACCACAATTACTACATTAAAGCAACTGATCCTGAAGGTACTGCGAAGGAGATACGAAGTACACAAGACAAATATGAACGTTCACGGTATCCGTTACTACCAACTAGATAAGGAAGTGATATATTGGCAACAGCAAGCTTAGTTATTGGCAATTACACCTTTGCATTATCGCCAAAACAAAGTCTAGACTTCAATTTTACTCGGAAAATAAATAAGCTTGAAACAGCAGATATACCCACTTACCAAGATATGGGTATTGATGAGAAAAAGCTGTCTTTTACAGGCTCTATTGTTACTAGTGACGCTTGGACACAAGCTGAAACCCTTGAGTCTTTAATGGATCAAGGACTTACTCAAACTTTATTATATGGGTCTATCCAGCGAACCGTTAGAATTGATTCCTTTCAACCAAAGTACATTCGGGATGATCGTGTCGATTTCAGCATTGATTTAATTGTTATCCCGCCAAAATCTGGTTATAATGCACCACAACAACCAACAACAACTACAACGCTCCCTGCTCAATCGGCACCATCTGCGACAAGTACAGAATCAATTGCACAGTATGCAGATCAATCCTATACGGTTAAGCAGGGAGATACATTATGGGGGATTGCTCAGCGGACGTTAGGTAATGGGGTTTCTGCTAACGACATATCAACATTAGTCAATACGATAGCAAAGGCAAATCAACTTTCAAATCCTAACTTGATATTGGTTGGGCAAGTTCTTAACATCCCTTCAACATCCTCAAATCAACAGAACGCAAATTCAGCTTATAGCACACGTCAAACTACTACAGTAACATCCGATGGCATTAGTTATTTGCAGAATAAAGAAAGTTCAGTGCGCTTTTCAGGAGGTACTTCGTAATGGGTGAACCACGATGCCTTGTGGAAGTAGACGGACAAATTGTCATGCCGGAAGACATTAATAAATGTGATGTAAATAACACGCTTTATATGGCGGCAGATAGTTTTGATATTACTATTGTCAACGATGACTTAAAATCGGATTGGTTTCGAAAAAAACAACAGGTAAAAGTATATTTTGGTTATGTAAATAATCCGGCTGAATGGTATCTTAGTGATTTAACGCATGTACATACTGGTATTATTGATGGGGTACAACCAAAATGGGGAAAGCAAAACGGAATGATAGTTGAATTGATTGGGCGTGACTATTCAGCTCCCATGATTGACACACAAAATAGTTACGCTTTCACGAACTGGACATCTAGTCAAATTGCTAATTATTTTGCCCAAAAATACAACCTAAAACCGATTATCACTACAACTGATTCTTCGGTAGAAAGTGACGTGTATCAGTCAAAGCAAGAGTGGGATGTATTGCAAACTTGTGCAGCCAGGGAAGGTTTTGTCTGCTATGTGACGAAAGATCTTGAACTTTATTTTGGCCCACGACAAGAGAGTGATAATACTGTTGTTGACACTATTTCTATGGTTGGCAATGGTATATCAGGTTCAGACATGTCATTTGACGATAGTTCTGTTGGTGTTTACAACAAGGTCACTGTTAGGCATTATTATAGGAAGCAATTAATTGAGGGTAGTGCTCAAAATGATCAACTTATTGCATCAATGGGTAGTCAAATAGTAGAAAAAGTAATGACAAATGCCAAAGCGACAACACCAGCGCTAGCTAATCAACTGGCGTCTAATTATTTACATGAGTATTCACGGCAGGCCATAACGGGTTCATTCAATAATATTCCTGGTAATACGTTGTATATTGCTGAGAAAAAAATCAACGTGGTTGACGCAGGTCGGTTTAATAGCCTTTATTATATTGAACAGGCTAAACATGCTTATGGAAAACAAAACGGCTATACTTGTTCTCTGTCGATAACTAATATTCGCCCAGATGATGCAGCACAGTACAAACAAGATTTATATCCTAAGAAACGCTATGACGTTAGTAATAGTGGATATGTACCAAAGGGGACGATATAATGCGAGTTGAACAATTTCAATATTACCCACAACGAGGGATTGTAACAACACTCAAAGGTAATTACCAGGCTAAGGTTAATTTGCCGGAAGCAAAATTTGATACAGATTGGGCAGACTCATGTGTTTGGTTACCTAAAGAGGGTGTTGAAGTTTTAGTTGTTTTTATTAATGGTGATTTGAATCGGCCAGTTATTACTCAGCTATTTCCATCAGATGAAGAGATTGGTACACCTCTTTTGGAACTTGCTGGGGGAGGTACGGCTGTAGCACGTAAAGGTGATAGTGTTCAAGTGACAATTAATTACAGTTCGACAGACAGCAAAGGAGACAGCTTTAGCATTAACACAACAGCAAACGGTACCATTACTAGCGGTTCCCAAAAAGTTACATCTGGATAGGAGGGGGAGTAATTGGGTGACATCTATGGAACTGACATATTTCAGACAGTAAACCAGGACTGGCAGGTTACAGGTACAAGTGATATAGCTACAATCTCTGGTCTTGAAAATTTAAACCAAGCATTAAAGCGACGAGCCAACACGCGAGTAGGGGTTCTTTTTTATGCCCCAAGTTACGGCAATCCCATTTACGATATGCTGTCGGGTCCGTATAACCAAGATTGGGTGAATCGAGCGACAGCAGGTGCGCGGAATTGCTTGTTAGGTGATCCACGCATTAAAGATGTTCAAGTTACAGTTAATCCAAACGCTAACACTAGAACAGTGTCTATTTTCTATTCATGGACTGATACCAATGGAAATACAGGTCAATTCCCTCAGGAGGTGAGCACTCTTGTATAAAACTTATAGTCAAATCGTTTCGGAACTCCAAGCTGATATGCTCGCCTCTGGTTCACAAGCAACCGATTTTACGGACGGTTCCCAGATTCAGACGATGATCAATGTCACTGCACGAGCTTATTCTACACATTGGTATATGCTTGAGTTTTTGGTGGAACTGTTTTTCGTAGCATCCTGTGAAGGACCATTTTTAGATTTGCGGGTTGGAGAGCGAGGGATTGTAAGGAAACCAGGCGTTGTCGCAACTGGGTCTATTACTTTTACACGTTCCACACCATGTCCTACTAATACCGATATCCCTGCAGGTACAACATTTTCAACCCTTGATGGAAGTGTTTCAATCACAACGAATGCGGATACACCTCTGGCTAGTGGATGGGAATCTGGAATGGTTAATGTAACTTGTACAGCAGTAGGGATTATTGGTAATCTTGCTGCAGGAACACAGCTTCAGATAGTTGGATTAACGCCATCTGGTTTGCAGACCATTACTGTTGGGACAAGTGGTTTAACTGGCGGGGTAAATAAAGAAACAGATGATGAGTTACGCACAAGGTATTTATTTACTATTCAAAATCCCACTGATGGTGGTACACCAGGAGATTATCAGGTTTGGGCTGATAAAGTGACGGGGGTTACTAATGTCTCAGTGTTCCCGTTAGCTAGAGGAAATGGAACTGTTGACGTTGTGGTTGCTTCTGATGGTATACCATCTTCTAATTTAGTGGCTCAAGTCCAGTCAGTTATAAATGCCAATCGTCCTGTAGGAGCTGATGCTCAGGCAAAAGCGCCAACTTCAAACATAATTAATATCACTGGAACAATCACTCCAGCCACGGGATATACGTTTGCAACGCTTCAACCTCTTGTTACTCAGGTCATCATTAATTATTTAAATTCAGTACCAATTGGCGGCATTGTGCGTGTTTCCGCAATCATTAAAGCAATGATGAGTGTTCAAGGTGTTTCAGATTGTTTGATATCAGCACCCACGGTTAATGTAGCCTTAACCCAAGAGCAGTTAGCAGTTCCAGGAACTATAACGCTCACACAGGGTAGTTAGGAGGGATTACATGTCTTGGTATGATATTATGGCTAGTTGGCTTCCTTCTTCATTTCTTGGTGCTGATGCTGTCACTCAAAAAGCATTTCTTAAAGCCTGTGGTAGACAATCCGATGACCTTGAAACAGCGATTTTAGATAACCAAAATCAACTTTTTGCTCAATTGGCAACATGGGCGCTTAATAATTATGAAGAGGAATATGGGATTAAACTGGTTGATGGAGCAACAGACTCAGCACGACAGAATAATGTTGTAGCTAAAATGAGAGCAGGGCAGGGGGCTACTCCAGCAGCTTTGTTAAATGTACTCGCAGCGTATGGGTGTAAGTGTCGTAATTGTCAAATCCTAAGCACTTAAGCAAAGAAAAAGCCCAACCAGAGGTTGGACGAGTTTCAATTTTTAGTTTTGTAACAGTTTGCCGGAAGTTCCTTGGACCAGGGAACAAACTTTTCAATCAGTTCTGGGTTTTGGTTGAAATCGGTATTTGGCATCTGTTTCAATAAATAGACTAGATATTCATAAACCTTAAGATCATTGGCCAGAGCACTCTGTACAATGCTGTATACGATGGAGCTATCGTGCGCTCCGCGATCCGTTTTCATTGTGACCCAATTTTTGCGGCCAATTGTAAACGGACGTATACTTCGTTCTACGAGGTTGTTCGTTAGTTCTAGACGACCGTCCAAAAGGATATTCTCAAAGTACGGCCACTGGTTCAGCGAATAGTTTACGGCCTCATAAGCCTTTGATTTTGGAACCGTAAGGGGCTTAGTCTCTTTAAGCCATGACAAAAAGGCCTCCATCGCCGGTTTTAACTTGGCGAGACGCTTCCTATAACGCTCTTCCGGAGTAACATCTTTATACTGATTTTCAATATGAAATAGGTAGTCGCAGTACTCCTGTCCCTTAAAACAGACAGTCTTCTTTTGCTCCTCCGGGCTTAAGGCTTTAATGGCATCGGTGAACTTGCGCTTGATATGAGCAAGACACCCAACCACTGTGATTCCTGGATCCAGATGATGGTAGACCTCGTAGCCATCCGTATGTAAAAATCCAGTATAGTCTTTAAGGAATTCCTTAGCCGATTCCGAAGCCCGGCTCTCATGGAATTCATAATAGATGATCGGTTCGTCATGCTCTCCGCTGCAGTAAACCCAGATATAGCATTTTTTCCTGGATTCTCTGCCGTCTTGTTGCACAACTTTAGTCCAGGTTTCATCAGCATGTAAGACGTCCTTGCTCAAAAGCGTACTTCTCATGTGACTATAGATCCTTGAAAAGTATTCCTCTGAACATTGGAGTATCCAGTTACTCATGTTCTGCCTGGAGATCCGGACGCTGTCCATCCGGTCAAACTCACGCTCAATCCGGGCGAGAGGCATCGCGTTGGTATATTTACTGTTGAGAATGCCGGCAATCAATTCCGGGGTTGCAAAGCTTCCGGGAATCGGTAAGTTGGGCATGTCGGCACGAACGAAGGGGATTTTATCGCCTTCGCCTTGAGTCTTTTCACATTCTCGGCAGGTATAGACGTGTCGACGGTGCTCCTCAACTTCGAAATGGGCTGGCACAAGTTTCAGTGTTTTCGTGACCTCGACTTTCATATCATGCA